CATTTGGGTAAATGATCTTTATGAACCTCTTGTAAACTTCTGGCAGCAACTCCAGATGTTTGGAAATGATTTGAAAAATAAACTAATTGATTGTAAGTCAACACATAATACACCAGATTTGGCAAAAGAGTTATTTCTGAAATCGAAGGAGTATATTAATGACCCAACTGTACCTAATCTCGACCGTGCTGTGGCTTTCTATGTTGTCAACAAGTGTTCTTTCAGCGGTCTCACAGAAAGTTCATCGTTCTCCCAGCAAGCATCAAACAGCAACTTCAGTATGCGGGGTATCGAAAAATTGCCTGCGTATTCTTCGCTAATTGCAAAATGGCGCATAACTAACTATTCCTATGATTATCTAATGGATGGGAATGTGGGAGTTTTTATGTATCTTGATCCTCCTTATGATATTAAGGACAATCTCTATGGGCGTAAGGGATCAATGCATAAAGGATTTGATCACGATAAGTTTGCTGCTGATTGCGATACTAATAATATGGACCAGTTAATCAGTTATAATTCGGATCAATTAGTAAAAGACCGATTTAAAAACTGGAATGCTGCGGAATTTGATCTAACTTATACTATGAGATCGGTTGGTGAGTATATGCGAGAACAGAAACAACGTAAAGAACTATTGCTTTTTAATTATGGAATTGACGGATTGGTTAAACTCGATAAATCAGACGAAACGAAATCTGATTGAAGAAGATACTTCACTGATAAAGGAATACCCTCCCTATATTATTAATAAGTGTTTATCCGGGCAAGTTGATACTATACTTTTTGCAAATGAGATGAATATGCATCATCAACTTGATAAAGATATGCAATATTTGTTTTATCTAAATACTCTTAGGAAAAAGAAGAGATTTTCTCCCTGGATCCGTAAGGATAAAGTCAAAGACTTAGAATGTATAAAACAATACTATGGTTATAGTAATGAAAAAGCATCTCAAGCACTGAAAATCCTGACAAAAGAACAACTTAATTTTATCAAAAAACGACTTGATATTGGAGGAATAAAATGACTACTACGGTAGAACCTACTGTTGAATGGTCTCAAGACCAAATGGTCGAGATCATTCTTAATGAACCTGATGATTTTTTAAAAGTTCGTGAAACTTTAACACGTATTGGAGTCGCTTCTCGTAAGGAGAAAAAACTATACCAATCTTGTCATATTTTACATAAACAAGGTAGGTATTATATTGTTCATTTTAAAGAACTTTTTGCTCTAGATGGCAAACATGCAAACTTGACTGTGAATGATGTTCAACGTCGCAATAGGATTATTAGATTGCTTTTTGATTGGGGTTTGATTACTGTCATCAATCCTGATAAAGTTTCTGATATTGCACCACTCAATCAAATTAAAGTTCTTTCTTACAAAGATAAAGGTGATTGGATTTTGGAACAGAAATATAATATTGGAAAAAAGGGAAAATCAGTAGAATCTGAATAAAATAGATATTATTTTTTATTTGGTGTTTATAATGGTTGGAATTCCGTAAAAAGAGGTTCGGTTTTTACCGTTCCTCTTTTTCGTGTATTTTGTATAATTAATAATGGATGCCGTAAGGGTCCACAAAACACAAACTCGCTTTAAAAGGAGATACCATAATGACTAATCTTGCAAGATATACTGCAGGAGATCTTTCCACGTTGATGGATAAGATTACTCGCAATAGCATCGGTATGGATGAATATTTTGATCGCCTGTTTCATTTACACGAAACAACTTCCAATTATCCCCCATATAACCTAGTTCAAGTAAGCAATGTAGAATCACGACTTGAACTAGCACTTGCTGGATTTAAAAAGAAGGAGGTTTATGTCTATACACAAGATGGAAAACTTTATGTTGAAGGACAGAAAGATGATAAAGAATCTGACACCAACTACGTCCATAAGGGATTGGCTCAACGATCTTTTAAGAGAGCATGGACACTCGCAGATGATACAGAAGTCGCAGATGTATCCTTTGAAGATGGACTCCTCTCTGTCAACTTAAAGAAAATTGTTCCTGACCATCATAAGCGTAAAGATTATCTATAAATATAATTGAATATCGTCGGCGCGAGGAGCACCTGGCAAAATCCAGGTTGACTCCTCCTTTTTTTAGTGCTAAAATAAATCAAGAATTTGGATAAAAATGTCAATCAAGCTTTTACTCTTAAAGTCTGGTGAAGAGGTTATTGCAGATATAAAAGAAATGATTATTGGTGGTGAAGATGAATCTACTAATAGGGTTATAGGATATTATTTGAAAAATCCTTGTACTGTCAAAATAAAAGAATCAAATCCATTATCAGATAATACTGAGGTAGTTGGAAGATTGGGATATGAGGTTTCTCTTTATAAATGGATTCCACTCTCTGCTGATGAGCAAATTACCATACCTACAGACTGGGTTGTAACAATGGTCAATCCTGTTTCAAAACTAGAAAACATGTACATAGAAGATATAGTTAACAATGGAAAAAATGATCAAAATTCTGGCACTGTCGAACAATCTGATTCTAATCAGTCAGATTGAAGAAATAGGTGCTGATATTGGAGAACCTGATTGTAAATTGATAAATCCATTTACAGTTAGAAATGACCAAACACTGGAACCATTTCTTTGTGGATATACTAAACAAGATACATTTATGATGAGTTCGGATAAGATTCTTACACTTGCCGATCCCACTCCAACTTTACTTGAAAAATATGAGGATTTGATTAAAGAATGACACAACGCTTTTACACTAATGTTCAGTTAATTGGAAATCAATTTTTGGTTCGTGGAGTAGATAATGGAAAAAGATTTGAGACTAGAGATGAGTTCTTTCCAACTCTTTTTGTAAAAACAAAAAAAGACTCTAAGTATAGAACATTAAGTGGTGAAGCAGTAGAACCCATCAACCCAGGAACTGTAAGAGATTGTCGAGAATTTTATAAAAAATATAATGAGATTGATGGATTTGAAATTTTTGGCAATGATAGGTATATTTGTCAATATATTTCGGAAAAATATCCAGAAGATGAAATCAAGTTTGATATTAGTAAAATAAAACTTGTAACTTTGGATATTGAGGTTGCTTCTGAGCAAGGATTCCCAGATGTGGAATCTTGTTCTGAAGAAATTCTCGCTATAACTATTCAGGATTATACTACGAAAGAAATTGTTACCTGGGGAGTTAAACCTTTCAAAAACAAGCAAAATAATGTTACATATTATTATTGCCCAAGCGAATACGATCTTCTCAATAACTTTATTAACTATTGGATGGTTGATGTTCCAGATGTAATTACTGGATGGAACATTCAGTTATATGATATTCCATATATTTGTAAAAGATTGAATCGTGTTCTTGGGGAAAAACTGATGAAACGTTTTTCCAATTGGGGACTTGTTACGGAGGGAGAAATTTTTATAAATGGACGTAAGCATACAACATTTGATGTTGGTGGATTAACTCAACTTGATTATCTTGATCTTTATAAGAAATTTACTTATAAGGCACAAGAATCATATCGCCTTGATTATATTGCTGAGGTAGAACTGGGTCAAAAGAAACTTGACCACTCTGAGTTTGATACTTTCAAAGATTTTTATACTCAAGGTTGGCAAAAGTTTATTGAATACAACATCGTTGACGTGGAACTTGTTGACCGTTTAGAAGACAAGATGAAACTCATCGAACTTGCACTTACAATGGCATATGATGCAAAAGTGAACTATGCTGATGTGTTCTATCAGGTGCGAATGTGGGATAATATTATTTACAATTATCTTAAGAAGCGGAATATTGTTATTCCACCAAAGAATAAATCGCAAAAAAATGAAAAGTATGCGGGTGCTTACGTAAAAGAACCGATTCCAGGTAGATATGATTGGGTTGTAAACTTCGACCTTAACTCGCTGTATCCTCACCTGATTATGCAATACAACATTTCTCCAGAAACTCTAGTGGATGATAGGCACCCAACAGTAAGTGTTGATAAAATTCTTAATCGGCAACTCACTTTTGAAATGTATAAGGACTATGCTGTCTGTGCTAATGGTGCTATGTTTCGTAAAGATGTTCGTGGTTTCCTTCCAGAATTGATGGAAAAGATGTACCAAGACCGTGTTATCTTTAAAAAGAAGATGATCGAGGCAAAGAAAGAATATGAAAAAACTAAGAACAAGGAGTTATTAAAAGAGATTGCTCGTTGTAATAATATTCAAATGGCAAAAAAGATTTCTCTTAACTCTGCTTATGGTGCGATTGGTAATCAATATTTTCGTTATTATAAACTTGAGAACGCTGAAGCAATCACTTTAAGTGGTCAAGTTTCTATTCGGTGGATTGAAGGTAAGATGAACTCTTACTTAAATAAACTTCTTAAAACAGAGGATGTTGATTATGTTATTGCTTCGGATACTGATTCCATTTATCTTAATATGGGTCCTTTGGTTGAACTTATATACAAAGGAAGAGAGAAAACTACTGAAAGCATTGTCACGTTCCTTGATAAGG